TGATGAGTCTATGGCCCTATTACTTGACTATAATTTAGTAAAATTTGCTAATTGCGGCGCAACCGTAGATGACATAATTGATTATTTTGTAGAAACACCAACTACTGATATTGTAGAAGAATATTTTAATAATGATTTTATAGATTTACAAGAATCTCTAAGTGAAAATTATTACACTTTATTAGAAGAATTAGATTATGTTTGCGAAAACAGACTTAACCTAAATGTTCTTAAGTCATTATATAAATTTGTAGTGGGCGGATCTAAAGGAGGTCCAAATATTTTTCAAAGAAGTGTAAATAGTTTAAAGAAAGTTTTTCAAAAAGTAAAAGGTTCAAGGAAAAGTAGCGGGGCGAAAAAGGTAAATATTCCACCCCCACAAAATCCACCAAACACTAATGCTCAGGCTAGAAGAACTCCAAGACCATCAAGAAGTCAGGCCGCTAAAACTAGAGCCCAAAGAATCAAATATATGAGGCAAAAAACTGCCTCTACCAGAAAAAATACCAAACCTGATCCCAACAATAAAAAAGATTATGATGGCCTAAGAAAAAGAGATTTATTAAAATTAGCAGGAGTTGGTGCAGTTACATATTCAGTATTAAAAGGTGCCGGTGATATAAAAAATACAGCTAAAGTGCGCGGTGAGGCGGGTGTCCAAGATCCTCCATCTACCACAGACATCTACAATCCACCTTCACCTCGCCCAGGCATAGACACCCCCTCTGGGTCCTCTGAAATCTCTTCCAGGGGCACACAGGCGCCTTCTAGAAGCGCCTCATCTACGTCTAGCACTGTAGCCCCTTCAAGACCACTTCCCCCATCATTACCATCATCAAGTTCAGATAGTAAAAAGGGAGAAGATTTGAAAAAATGGGAAAAAGCTAATAAGATTTTAGCTATTGCAGCAGCAGAAAAACAAAGAATTAGAGGAACATCTCAAACAGATAATCCTCTGATGAAAGATCTTAGATCTAGACTACCAGAACCAAAACAGGAATATCAGGCACCAGAAGTTGCATCCTTAGGTAAGGGTAACCAATCATTAACCTCAAACAAATACGCTAAAAAGGAAAAATCCATGAAAGAAGAATTACAGGTATCTAAAAATGATGCATATTTAATTGTATCAGATTATTTGTTAAAAAATGGTCATGCTGATAGTGTTGAAGAATCGTACTATGTTGCATCTGGAATGGATGTAAACACCGTAATGGATATTGTAGAAAGCTATTATGAGGCAGCCTCTTTGATGGCAGAAAGTGACGAAAATGAGGGGGGTTGACAAGACCTGGCCTTTATGACTAGAATAGCTATGTGTTGCGAAACTGGGGTTGTACTAGGTTCTTTAAAGACCCTTAAGAACCCTTAAAGATTCTCTAAAACCCTTTAGGAGCCTTGGGAAATCAATCCCAAAGCTCTTTTTTATTATTCTTTATAGCTAGATTGTAAATCCTATCTACTTCAGTGACAAAGAATTTACCTTCTATATTTGTATTATAGTAAGAATCGTCAGTTAAAACATCTCTTTTAAATTGCTCATAAGTTTCATAATATGACATGGATTTTTTATGTGGACAAAGATAAAGTATTTCTCTTTTGAAGTTTTCTTCTCCCATTTCTTTGACATCTTCTTTTAATTCATCACAAGATCCGTAATAGGTTTTCCAGTCACTTTCTTTGGTTTTTCTTCTACCAGTCTTACGATCTTTTTGTCTTGTCCAGAAATTCTTCTTACCAATATACTTCTTTTTATTCTTTAAGTTAGTTATGAGGTAAACAAATCCTTCTATCCCTTTTGGAATCTCGGAGAAGTCTGTATCATTGTATTTCCAATTCATAGTTTAAAATCATTCTCTAAGTATCTATAAAATAAATACATACACCTAAATTAAAAATTAAATGGAACACATAGATTTACATAATTTCTTTAAATTCCACGATGAAAACAATCCTAATCATGTTGAGGGTGTTAAACTTTTAGAGGATGCTTTATTAAAAGATAACAATGAGTTGCTTCTTGATAGTAGTCCTTGGGTAGTAAAATGCAGAACTAAAGTAGAAAAACCAAAAGAACCTACAAGAATTCCTCCTTTCTATCCACAGACGGATAATTACACTCAACCAGATAGAACTTGTAATTCTTCTTCTTGTGCTATGGCTCTGGAATACTACAAGCCAGGATCATTGCCACCAGGATCAACTGGAGATAATGCATATCTTAAAAAGGTTCTTGCAATTGGAGATAGCACCGATCATGAGGTACAAACTAAAGTTTTAGAATCCTATGGATTAAAATCTAGATTCTCATATACAATGAGTTTCGAAGATTTAGATAATGAACTTAAGCAAAATAAACCAGTGATTATAGCTATTTTGCATAGAGGAACCTTGAGCAATCCAAAAGGAGGACATATTATTATAGCTTATCAGAAGTTAGAAAACGGAAACTATCGTTGCCATGATCCATATGGAGATTTGTATGATGGTTATACATCATCCGTTTACAATGGAAAGAGTGTTATTTATGAAGCAAGTGTATTAAAGCGCAGATGGACTGCAGATGGCCCTAAGACTGGATGGGGTAGAATTTTTACACCATGAGATTATTATTTCTTTTAACAAGCTTATTATTATCCCTACCTGCAAATGCAGAAACAATAAAATCAGTATATGATGGAGATACAATAACTTTGTATCCCAATGAAAAGGTTAGATTAATGTGTATAAATGCACCTGAAATTAGATCTAATAAACATGGAGAAAGGGACCCTATAAAAGGTCCCTTGGCTAGAAATTATTTAAAAAGTTTAGTAGAAAACAAAAATTTAACTGTTCTTAGATATTCTAAGGATAAGTACGGAAGAATACTTGCCAGAGTATTTTTAGAAGATGGTAGTGAAGTAAGTAAAATTATGTATGAAACAGGACATGCTAAAAAGTATATCTTTTACAAGTGTGCCTGGGCAAAGTAATTTATTTCTTTTTGCCGCCATTTTAGTAATAGAATAATTATTTATTTCAGCCAGTTTTAAAACTGGCACATGGTTGCCTTGACAAATCGATAAATAACGGAGTACCATCGGTACATACTGAAAAGTATATTCGTCATGAGATTTTGATTGACACCCCGAGCCGTGGAGATTGCCCTTTAAAAGAGGGATGTGTGCTTTCTCTATACGGATGTTGAGTTCTATTAATTTAAATGCTTTTAAATCTAACTACTGTAGCCGCTTCTATTTTGTCCTCGGTTGCACCATTTAATTCTCAAATGACTTCTATGAACTACAAAGTTCAAGATGTTACAAACTTTACTACAGTTAATGTCGAACAAACTAAAGATATTGCTCTTTTAAACATCGAGCAACCAAAAGAAAAAAGGTTAATTTGTAATGGCTGTAGTGAGCAAGAAAACGCTACTTTAGCTCATTTTCAGAATCATGGTATTACTGATAAAAATGCCCTAGCAACTATTATGGGTAACATTCGACAAGAATCGATGTTTATCTCCAATATTTGCGAAGGTGGCCAAAGAACTTCCTATAAAGGATGTACTAGAGGTGGTTATGGTCTAATTCAATTTACTTCCTCCTCTCGTTATGACGGTCTAGGAAATTATGCCCAAAAAACTGGAGGTAATCCTTCATCTCTCGAAACTCAGCTTGGTTACATTGTGACTGAGCCTGAATGGAAAGATATTGAGCATAAGTTAAAAACTCCTGGAAAGCCTATTTCACAATACATGAAGTATGCTTACCGTTGGTTGGGATGGGGTATTCACGGAGCTAGAACTAACTATGCTCATGAATATGTAAATAAATTAGTTTATGAAAATATCTGAATAATAGAAGGGATGCTTTTAGCATCCTTTTTTATTGTCTTTACATCTAAATAAAATAAATCTTACCGATACTCTTGTGAAATTTAATTTTCATTTTGGAAAAAAGAAAAAAAGCATTGCTAGGATGGCAATAGTTGGAATAATCATAACATCTTGTGTTACCTTTTTATCAGATTGCACTGGCATAAAAGAAGAAACCATTTATGATTATGCAGATGAAATTCAAAGAAATATTAACCCAAATAATGATCTGAATGATCATATAATTAATACACCAGCTCTATTAGAAAGACGTATTATTAGGGGTGTTGATAGGGCATTATATTATTATGAAAGAAGTGTTCCTTCATATAAAGAGATTCCTAAACCTAGATTTTCACAAAAACCCTCAGATGGAACCCCTGCTCAGGAAATTTTAGGTGGAGAAATGAGGATTTGTGCTCCTTGGGTTGAGGATTGTCCAGAAGAAAACAAACAAGAGATTCAAAATTAGAAAAAACTTGTATATATAATATAACACTTATTAAACCAAGGTCGATGTTTAACTTTTCATTCCCAACAAGAAATACCGCTCCCCATGCGCCATCCGTGTATGATAATGGAATGCGTCCTTCTAGTTGTATGTGGTAAAAGTTAAACCATAAAACAACAAGAAGGAGGGAACCAAAAAAAGTTCTCTCCTTTTTTTATAGGTGTTTCTAGGCAGTGTGACAGTTGCAAGATCGTCACACTATGAGTAGACAGGTCCCTTTTGCTTCTGTTACTCTTCCTTTCGTGATCAAGGGAGCGGCGCCAACCGGCACCAACCCCAAATGGACGATCTCTCAACTGTCCACCGATCGCACACAGATCCAGAATCTGTGGTACATTAAGAAGGTGGTCGAACGAGACCTCCAACGAACATCGAAAACTTAATAAATTCCTATATTATTTGGGGTGGTTCCCGTAGCGGCGAACGGACCTGGCTTTTAACCAGAGATACAAACACCGTGGGTTCGAGTCCCACCCGCCCCATAGACCGTCATAGTTCGGTCATTAAATATAAACTCATGAATAATAAACCATTGGAAGGTAGGCATAGAAGCTGCCATCCTCTAAGGAGTGGGAGTAGCACCAGAGCTGCAAAATGCTTGCTAATGTCGGGCCTTTGAGGTGGCATATACAAGTGATGTGGCGAGGGAAAATGCGGACATCTTTTGGCGTAATAGCACACCAATGGTTTTATGGGAGAGTGCCTACTGTCGGCAATACGTGTAGGAGCGGTCTGTAAAACCGTCACATAGGAACCATCGGGGGTTCGATTCCCTTCTCTCCCACTTGACAAAACTTTAGTTTTGTCTTATGATGTCGTATATAAATAGTTTGGGTATATCTCAAAACATAATACTACGACACTAAAATGAAAAACAAAATCATAACTAAAGAACAATTTGAAGTTGCTTGTTCAACGTCAAACGGTCCTGGAGAAGTTATTAAAAAACTTGGAGGTTGTGATAATGGAACTTGGAGGAGAAAAATTAAATTTCTTCAAAACCAATTTGGAATAAAAGTTCCAAAATATGAACCTCCGAGAAAATATGAATTAATTAAAAAAGATTGTCCAGTTTGTGGAATTTTATTTGAAACTCTAAAAGGAAGTAAAGACGAAAAAACAGTTTGTTCAAGGTCTTGTTCAAATACTTTTTTTAGAAGTGGAAAAAACAACCCAAATTATAAAGATGGATTTGATGGTGATGCACACTATCGTAAAATATGTTTTACACATCATACAAAAAAGTGTTGTGTTTGTGGTTTTGATTTAATTGTTGAAGTCCATCATATGGATTGCAATAAAAACAATAACAATCCAAATAATTTAATTCCATTATGTCCTAATCATCATCAATTATTTCATTCTAGATACTGTCAATTAGTTTCTCCTTTAATAGAGGATTACATAAAAAATTTCGGGGTATAGTAGAAAAGTATAACTCTGCGTTTGGGACGCAGCGAAGAGGGGGCAGTACCTTCTACCCCGATTCAAGGAATTCCAACCTCCTTGTTTTATTTATTTCACTTGCTATTAACAGCAAATGGCGTAGTAGACAAACTGGTATAGTCATTGCCCTTTCAAGGCAAAAAGTGCGGGTTCGATCCCCGTCTACGCTTTTACCTCTTATAGGTAAACCTCTTTAGATAATTCAGCAATCCCATAAATTTTTCATTTGGAGAAAAAAACAATTATCTAGTTAAGCAGAGATAGTTTAATGGTAAAACGTTTAAAATCGGTTATCTCGTCAGAGATACGGACAGCAATTTCTATTATTCCACGCATAAGGGAAAGATCCAGGTTCGAGTCCTGGTCTCTGCATTCCTCTCTAAGAGGAAATATCAAATAACCCGATTAATAATCATGAGTTATTTTTGTGTTATAGTTCAATCGTTTATCATTTGTATATTGATTGCATACTTTTTTACTTAAACGGAGTATCGCCTAACTTATTCATGGCACCTGCTTTAAGAACATGAACAATTTCGGTTCAAATTCGAATACTCCGATTGCCTTTATGGCAAATATGGGCTCACATGTACCAAGGCTGGCGAATCTGCTTTGCAAGCAGAATGTGAGGAGTTCGATTCTCCTTGGGTCCATTCCCTTAATTGGGAAACCTTCTCTAGTTGGTCCCCTAAAAACTAGGGCTGGCGCCTCGTGGGGTGCGTAGGGGTTGGCCCCGTGAAGATACGTCAAACTCTTCAATTCTATCTAATTGATAGAATCCACTGCTGGCATATCAGGGTCGCATGACAATATGCTTTTGCGGAATTAGTTCAGCGGTAGAACGCAATCTTGCCAAGGTTGATGCCATCGGTTCAAATCCGATATTTCGCTTGGAACATATTGTTCCTCTTAAAGAAGAAATGTCTGTTCGATTCAGACCCTGAGTAACTGGAAATGGCCAGCTTGTACTTGGAAAGTAGTTTAAATAGGTGCAAAGATAAGGTTTCTTATCCAAAAACTTCTTCTTAATTATAGTGTAACATTGGGGTGTAGCTCAGCGGTAGTAGCGGGATGCTGTTAACATCTAGGTCGCAGGTTCGATCCCTGCCGCCCCAGTTGCTTCTCAATAAAGAAGCAAATCATTACCCTCTATGTCTATCCTTTAATAAAAGAATACATAGCAATTCTAAATGAGTTATGTATTATGAAGTGAAGCACAAATCTGAGGGTCTCTTGTCTCAGTAGCTCAGTGGAATAGAGCATCTGCCTTAAACATAAATGGAGCGTCATATGGGAAACTTTATGAATGTAACTTCTCAAACTCGGGGAACCCTTTAAAATGGCAATCCCGAGCCAAGCATCGTAAGGTGAAGGTGTAGAGACTTAACGGGAAGTGCCTAAGTCCTTTTGGATATGGTAAAGAGAAAGTCCAGACCACAAACAGAAATGGCGGAGAAATCCGTAGTGGTAAGCTAAGCAGTTGGTCGCTGGTTCGAATCCAGCCTGAGACGCTTTAAAACCTTTAACTATATAAATAATAGCTAAAAAGTTTTATTATGAATAAATGTTTATTCTGTAAAATAGAAACAAAAAATCCAAAATTTTGTGGGAGAAGTTGTGCCGCTTCTTATAATAATAAAAAAGTTCCTAAAAGAAAACCAAAACATAAATGCATTGATTGTGGAACAGCAATAACATCAAATCGTGTTCGTTGTAAAGAACATTATTTGATGTGGCTAAAGAGTAAAGAAGTGAAAGATATAACGCTCAAAGAAGCAATATATCAAAAACATCATAAATCATCAGCATTTGCTTTAGTGAGAACAAGAGCAAGAGCAGTTGGTAAAAAACTTGGTTTTACTAAATGTGTTAAATGTGGATACGACAAACACATAGAAATTGCTCACATAAAACCAATATCATCCTTTAGTGATGAAGTTATGATTAGTCTTATAAACTCAAAAGAAAACATAATGCCATTATGCCCAAATTGTCATTGGGAATATGATCATAACCTTTGGACTTGATATTAAGTAAAAAATAATGTCATTTATATATAAATAACACATATTATATTGAAGAACTTTTATGGGAGCTTAGCTCAGTTGGCAGAGCACTCGGCTCTTACCCGATAGGTCACTGGTTCGAAGCCAGTAGCTCCCACTTTTTCGGGAACATAGCTCCAATTGGTAGAGCACATGCCTGAAGAGCATGGTGTTGTCGGTTCGAACCCGACTGTTCCCACTTGACCTTTATGGTCACGGAGATTCACTTACTCCGTTATAAAACTAGTAGGTTGTTAATATCGACTCCTGCTTTAATGGAATATAACTCAGTGGTAGAGTGCTGTGCTGATAACGCAGAAGTCGTGAGTTCAAATCTCACTATTCCAATTCCTCTTTATGAGGAAACTTACACAAAATTCTATTTATAGTATAATGGTATTATAAATAACTATAACCTATTAAACTATAAATGGATAAATATAAACTGCTTGAAATGATTGAAAGTGGAATGTCTATGAATGACATTTCTAAGAAAGAACAAAAAAGTCTTACTACTATTAGATATTGGTGTAATAAATTTGATATAAAATCAAAACATGGCTCATTCAAAAATAGTAAGTCTAAATCTCATAATTGTCTTTCTTGCGGAGAAACTAACCCAAGTAAATTTAACGGTCATAAAAAGAGCAAGTGTATAAAATGTCATAAACCACAAACATATCCAAAATTAAAAGAGTGGAGAAAAAACACTAAGTTAAAATTAGTTGAAGGCTTTGGATTTACTTGCTCCTGCTGTGGACTAATTGATAGTCCAGTTGTATATGATTTCCATCATTTAAATCCCAATGAAAAGAATTTTACATTATCTAGTAATGTTAAGTCTTGGAATGTTTTAGTAAATGAAGCAAAAAAATGTATTATGGTATGTTCTCATTGCCATAGAAAAATACATTTAAGTTTGGTTAAAGTTATCAATCCTATTGTGTTTGACGAAACAAAAGTTAAATCTAACAAATAGTTTATGGAAGTGTGGTAGAGAGGCTTATTACAGAATCCTGCTAAGATTCCGTGTCTAGTAATAGGCACCGTTGGTTCAAATCCAACCACTTCCGTTGAGGTTAGTTCAAATAAATAAGAACGTTCGCAAGGTTAAAACTAGCGAAAGATAAGGTCCTTTTCCCCTCGCCTCAAACTGGAGAGTTGTCCGAGTGGTTTATGGTGAGATCTTGGAAAGGTCTTGGGTGAATAAAGTAGCCCCAGGGGTTCGAATCCTCTACTCTCCTTTGTGTTAATAACACATTTATAATTCGCCTCGTTACCGTCAGGGAAGGTGTCTGGCTGTCTACCAGATAAGGGGGGTTCGAGTCCCCTCGGGGCGGTTGAATTATTATTTAATTCATACTTATCGAAGTGTAGCTCAGAGAAAGAGCTGGGGCCTAAAAAGCCAGCGGTCACAGGTTCAAGTCCTGTCACTTCGATTAAACACATAGTCTTGCAAAAGATTTTCGGCAGTATAGCTGAGTGGTAAAGCGCATCATTCATAACGATGTGATCGTGGGTTCGATTCCCACTACTGTCATGTGTAGGTAGCATAAAGGTAAATGCCCTTGACTATGAATCAAGGTTATGCGAGTTCAAGTCTCGTCCTACACCCCATGCCTCTATAGTTCAGTGGTAAAACACATTCTTGGTAAGAATGTATCATGAGTTCGATTCTCATTGGGGGCTTGAGTTTAATACTCACATATATAATTAGTTCAGATGGTTCAGCAATTCTACTCTTACGTTATTAAGAAAACAAAACCATCTAGTTTTGCCGAAATGGTGTAATTGGAAACACGCTTAAAAAATCGGTTATCTCGTCAGAGATACGGACAGCAATTTCATTAATCCATGTTAAGGAGGTACTCCAGGTTCGAGTCCTGGTTTCGGCGTCAGACAGTTTTCTGTCTGTTTTATGGGAAATTTCTTCAGGGATGAAGATTATCTAGATTAGATAAGTCAGCAGTGTACCTAATAAGTTCGATTCTTATATTTCCCGCTTTATAGATAGTTCAGCAATTATTTAAATTTCTTGCTTTCAAAGGAACAAAAACTATCTAGTGTATGGGGAGGTAGCTCAGTTGGTAGAGCAA